AAGACTTGCAAAAAAACTTGGGGCAGTAAGCAGGTCCCAACTTGAAAAGCTATTAGATACGCTTGGTGATCCGCCGGACTTCGGAAAGTTGGACGAAGCGTTCTGGGGTGAGATAGGGAATGAATTAATGGCGGCGGTGATACCGATGTTCGAGGCCATATTTTTACAGCAAGCGTTAGAGTTTGTGAACAGCATGTCCGTCGGCGTTGACTGGGCCATGATAAACACCGCCGCCGCTGAATGGTCGAAAAAATACAGTTATGAACTAATCAAGGGGTTGACGGATACAACCCGCAAAGGCGTCCAGTCTGCAATATTGGATTACTACAGTCAAGGGTTGACGATGGGCGATCTTGAGGCTAGGTTGATCGGGTACTTTGGCCCTGTACGGGCTGAGATGATAGCCGTCACAGAGGTTACCAGGGCGAGCGTACAGGGTGAGTTGGCGGTTATAAATCAGATCCAATTAGACAACCCGCGTATCGAATTTGATACGTTTTGGGAAACGAACAACGATGATAAAGTGTGTAATATTTGCGAGCCGCTGAACCAGACGAAGCGCGGCGAGGCATGGACTGAGTACCCGCCTGCGCATGTCCGCTGTAGATGCTGGGTAAGTCACGAGATAAAAAAATGAGCGATACGGTCAAGATCGAAATCAAGGGGCTGGAGGAGCTGGGCAAGAAACTAAATATCTGGCCTGCCTTCAAAGCCGCACTAAAAGCGGGGGCAGTCATGCTGAAAGGGCGGGTATCAAAGTACCCGCCAGGTGGTGAGTGGAACCAACCAGGACGTTATAGCCTAAAAACACACCGCAAAATGGGGTGGTATGTACGCGGGCGGGGCGGCTACTCACCGAGCGGGAAACTGGTAACCAGGTCGGAAACATTAGGCCGCCGCTGGACGCAAAAAACAGAAGATGACGGGTTGACCGTGCGGATCGGAAACAATGTTTCGTATGGTCCGTTCGTGCAGGATAGGGAAAAGCAAGCCCGCTTCCACGCCCTGCATGGCTGGCGGACAGTACAGGATGTTGCAGAGCAAGACGGCGAGGAAGTGAAAGAACTGATAACTAAAGAGGTGCAAAAGTTATTCGATGGGTAATAGTTGTATTTAGCCAAAAAAAGGTTATAATATGGATAAGGAATTCGCAGAGACAATCTACCGCGCGCTTATGATGATAGTCCGCTATCTGGAGAAGCGTTTCGGATTTGGAAAAAACTAACATCCACCAGGCCGCAGTCTAGCACTTCCGCCAAACCACAGAACCGCCGCAAGCCCGTTCTCGAAAGAGAGCGGGCTTTTTGTTGGAGAAAATATGGAAACCTACAGACTGAAAATAAAAGGCGAGACAAAGACGGCTGAAAGGCAGCCGAAAGACGAAGCCGCAAAGCGGATCAAGCCCTACGGGGAATATACCGACATGGGGCTGGAGGTGCTGGGCGTGCCGTTTGGCGGACCGGAAAGTGGGCGTGATGCCCAGGGCGAAGCGTTCCATGCTGATACTAACATATGGATGAACCAGGGTGATACCGTCCCGTTGACATACTATCATGGGTTTGGACCTGACGATCCTGACACATGGCAGGAAGATCCCGCTATTATCGGCATGGGCAAGCTGTCACGGGTTGATGAGCGCGGTTATTGGTTTGACGTATCGCTGGACATGAGTGAGCCGCTGGCGATGCGGCTGGCAGAAAAGCCGGTCGAGGAATGGCGGGCGTCGAGTGGGGCAGTCAGTCACCTGGTACGCATCACCCGCAGCGGAATGATTGACGTCTGGCCTGTTGGCGAGATAGCGTTATTTGACGTCAACGAATGGCGATTACCGGCAAATGATTTTGCCGTTATTCAAGCTAAATCTGAGAGTGCCGAGTTAGAGAGAGAGAGCGACGAGCTAAAGGACGCGGCGGAAAGAGAGGCTAAAAAAATTCAAACATTTGAAACCCCGAATGGGGAAGAGGTAAAAAACATCATGGAAAATGAGAATGAGATCCAAGAGCCTGTTGAAGAACAGGTCGAACAAGTCAACATCGAAGCCACCATTGAAGAAAAAGTCAAGGCATACCTGGACAAATTCCAGAACAAGCCCGCTGGAAAAATGCAAGCCCCGGCTACCATCAAGTCAGTTGGAGAAGCCGATCCGGAAAAGGCATTCGAAATCTATTGCCGCACCGGGCAGAAGGCAAAAGGATTAATCCACGCCAACAAGGCGGCCTTGCAGGAAGGCACCACCACAGAAGGCGGGTTCCTGGTCCCTAATGATTTTCTGGGGCAGATCATCGCAAAGCGAGATGAAATGAGCATTGCCCGTCGGGCAGGTGCACGTGTCATCCAGACCAACCGCGATTACATTGATATTCCCTATGAGGACACCAGCGAAACCGCTTTTGTGCTGACCGCCGAAGAGGGAGCCGTTGACGAAAACGAACCAACTTTCGGAAACGCTCAAGCGCGTGTCTACAAGTACACCAAACTCGTGAAGGTCTCCGAGGAATTGCTGGCCGATGATGCCGCCAACCTGCAATCCTTCCTGGGTGACGCCTTCGGACGTGCCTGGGCTGGAACCGAAAACGGCATTGCCCTGGCTGGAACCGGATCTGGACAACCTCAAGGTGTTTTGGTTGGCGGAACCGCTGGCCTGACATTTGACAGCGCGACAACCATTGGAGCCGCTGAAATTCCAGAACTGTTCTGGAAACTCGGCAGCCCGTACCATGAGGGCGCAGTCTGGGTTATGAAAGGCGCAACCCTCGGATTGCTGCAAGGATTGACCGGCAACAATTTCCAATTTGTACCAACCCCCAACAGCAACGCGATGTCCCCACAACTATGGGGCAAGCCGGTGTTCTTGTCTGACAGCATGGGAGCCGTTACTACAGGCCTGAAATCCGCTGTTTATGGAAACTGGTACTACTACGCACTGATCGAAAATCAGGGCATGGTAGTCCGCCGCCTGAACGAGTTGTACGCAGGCAACGGCCAAGTTGGTTTCCTGGCAACCGTCCGAATGGGTGGGGTAGTCCTACAGGCCGAAGCATTCCAGTACGGCAAACAAGCCTAAGGCAGGTGGTGAGTCATGCCTAGAATTGAAAAGTTGACCGATTATATTAAGCCAGTGAAGAGTGTCGCGTCTGCGATTCCTTCCAGCGCTGCTGTCACAGTTGTCGCGGTGGACGCATCCGGCGGGTTTGACCGGGTGTGTCACATCCTGCAATTGGGAGCTTTCGGGGCAACAGGCACATTTGACGCCGAAGTAACCGAGAGCGCAACCAGTGGCGGGACATACACCCTGATTGCATCGTCTGGTATATCCGCCCTGGTATCAACTGGAGCGGGTAAAACCGTCATCATAGACGTGCCAGTCAACAATTCAAAGCCGTTCCAGAAAATCAGAGCTACCGCCGGAGTTTCCACCGTCGCAGTTGGTGGGGTTGCCCTGATGTACAATGGATCACGCGTACTACCAACCGCTGATGCGGCAACCGTCGCTGAGAACGTGTTCGTAGCCTAACCATATTGACCAATAGGGGCGGGTGTAACAGCCCGCCCCAAAAGGATAAAGTTATGAAGATCAAAATCTTACAGCCTTTCATCGGGAACGTGGATGGAAAAAGTGTACGTTTTGTGGAGGGTGAAATCCATGACGTACCAGAAAATACAGCCGATGATTTTGTGCGTGGAAAGTACGCGGAATATATCACAAATATACCTGCCGTGAAGGTCATCAATAAACCGAAGGCACTTAATACCCGCAGCATGAAAGGGTAAGCAACGCATGTTTGTTCAACCGTTTACATCTCCAGTAAAAACTGTATTCCCATCAACCACCGAGACGGCGGTACTCAAGTTCTATGCCACCACAACCGGCGCATCACAGACCGTAACCCTACAGCGTATCACGCCAACAGGCGGGACTTGCACTGTTGTTTGGGGAGATGGAACGTCCGATAGCGTGATTGCAAATGGCAACACCGGAACCACAACGCATGTTTATGCTACAGCATCGACCTATACAATTACCGTTAGTAATCCGGCTTTGATAACGTACATTGACCTCCACGACAACAAACTGACGGTTAATAGCGCAGACATCAAGTCTGCCGTGAACGTCTCCACGTTTTATTTATACACGCTCAAATCCGGAACATTCAACAGCGCAGATGTCAGTTCGTGGAGACCGACAATTTTCTATCTGTATTCTATGCCCGCAGGATATGCCGGAATATTCAACAGTGCGGATGTCAGTTCGTGGAGACCGACTTATTTCGGTCTGCACACCATGCCAGCCGGATATGCCGGGATATTCGATAGCGCAGATGTCAGTTCGTGGAGACCGACTTATTTCTATCTGCACACCATGCCAGCAACCTACTCGTTCGTTATGACCGACGGTGGTTTTTCAGGATGGATAACACCAACGTATATTGGACTAGATAACAATTCTCTATCTCAGGCGCAGGTAGACCAAATTCTAGAAGATTTATACGATGCCTTCCCGACTAAATCCGCTACAAATGGAATTTTGAAAGTTGGAGGCACAAACGCTGCACCGAGCGGGACATATCAGGCGGCTACCGCAAACCCGCCAACGGACGGCAAGGAGATTGCATACGAGTTGCTCAAC